CGCCGGGGCGGTGGCGAGGACGGCCGCGAGCTCCTCCCGGTCCACTCCGCCGTCCTCAGACCGCATCGTCCGCACCATTCCCCGTCGCCGCTCCCCTCTGCGTGACCGCGCTCGCCCACGGCCCCTTCCGAGGCCCCGTCACTTATCCCCGCTCGGCATGTGCTGCTCCGGTACCGCCGGGCCGACACCGTTGCTCACCTCGACGCAGCGCAGCGTCCCGAGCGCGTAGGTCGCGGCCCAGTAGCGCACCGAGCACGCCTCTCCGTCGGCGGCGCGCGGGCCGAAGACGGGGGAGACGGAGACGGTACGAACGTAGAGGTGCCCCGCGCAGCACTCGTCCCAGGCCACCTCAGCGCCCGGGGCGACGTACGCCTGCGAGACGGCGTTGGAGAGGGCCTGGGCACCGCCCTTGAGCAGGGCGAGGGCGGTGGAGTGGACGATGGCTGCGGCAGGGGAGGCTACGCGGCCAGACAGCGCCGCGTAGTCCTCGCTCTGGGCGCGGTTGCGGCGCATCAGGCGCGGGGCCGGGCTCACCAGATCACTCCGCGGGAGCGGGTGGCTGAGTGGTTGCGGGCGTAGTCGTCCGGGTTGTAGGCCCGGGCGGCCTGCCTAGGCTTGCGGATCGAGGCGACCCAGGAGTCCACCAGCCAGATCCCTGTGCGGCCGGCCTGCATCTCCTCGAAGTCGTCCTGCACCTGGACGGTGACGCCCTGCCTGGTGACCGACTGGAGCCGCGCCGGCAAGGCGCAGTCACGGTCCATGCAGGCCGCCTTGGCCAGCTCCAGCGCGAGGACGCCGGCGGCGACCTGACCGCCCTCAGGGACGGGCACGCCCTGCGAGTAGCGGATCTCCCATGTGCCCTCCTCAGTCGTCGGCCGAGAAAGGTCTTGTACCGATGGGAATACAAGCGGAACACCGGGACCGGCCGGTGAGGTACGGCCCGTGAGCTGGAGCACGGAGCGGTTGATGAGCCGGTACGCGCCCAGCGGGAGCACCTTGCCGTTGATCGTGACCTGGTGAACCCGGTGGACGTTCCCAGGCAGGCGGATGGCCGGAGTCCCGGAGGTGTGGGTGCAAATCGGACCACAGATTCCGCACACTACGTCGTGCAGTACGCCTCCCAGGCGGAACGGGAGGAAGCTCCGCAGGTAGCCCTGGGACTGGTAGGTGGGCGGCGGTACGCAGTCGGCCGGCGCCGGCCGAGTGGTGACGATGTCGGGCCCGACCCGGCGCCCGGTCCACTCCCAGAGCAGCTGGGTAGCCATGGCCTCGAAGGTGTGCCGCTGCTCCGGCCTGCCGGCCTCGTCCAGGTACTCCTTCAGGTCCTCGCACGCGCTGTAGGAGACCGGCCAGTCCCCCGGGCCGTAGCCCCTCTCGATGTCCTGCATGCCCTCTCCTACGACGCGTGCGTGGTGCGGGATGGCTACGCCGCCTAGGTGAGTCATAGGCGGTGCCCGCACGGATGAGTATACCTATAGGCGGCGCCTAAGGGCCGTAGAGGAGGTTTCACGTGACGCCGGTATGGTGACAGCCCCGCAGGGCGGTGGTGCGCGCTACGGGGCTGTCAGTGCCTCTGAGGGGGCGAGTGCGCCTCAGGAGACGGTGACGGGCTGGTCGCTGTCCGGCGGAGGAGCGAGAGCCGTGTCGATCATGAGGAGGTGGTCGAGAGGGTCGAGCGGGGTGGGCAGCTTCGCGTTGTCGAAGCCGCCACCTCCCTGCTTGGCCTTCTTGACCACGTCGTAGGGGCCGGTGCCCCAGGCGTTGCCGGACTTGGTAACAGCGCCGGTCATGGAGAAGGAGATGGCGTCCTCACCGTTGACCTCGATGTCACCAATGGTGCCGGCGGTGATGAAGGGCAGCAGTAGGTAGCCGCTGGCGTCCTCAGCACCCTCGGCGCATGCCTGGCCGGACAGGCCGGTCCACAGCTCGAGCGCGAACTTCTTCTCGATCTTGCCGTAGGCGACCTTGAAGCCGGCCGTGTCACCTGCGTGGTCCAGGTACTTCGTCGCGTTGGTGACGATGTCCAGGACCGAGGGGTTCACGCCGCAGAACTCAAGCTCGACCGAGAAGAACTTGAAGGTGTTCGACTGCTTCTCGTTGACGCACAGAGAACCGTCGGCCTTGCGGACCGTGATCTCCGTGCCGTCCTCGACCTCGGCGGCCAGCTTGATCGACACGAAGCCGGAGGTGGCCACCGGCTTGTGCTGGGCCTTGTCGAACTTGCCGCAGGTGTCCAGCGGGGTGACGCGGATGCGCTTCCCCAGCACTGGTGTGTATGAGTGCGTCTTCGCCATGGTTCAGCGCTCTCCTTCGTACGTGATTTGAGTGATGGTGTAGACCGCGGCCGCGGCGATCACGGCCAGGGCGACTGATGCTGCGCGGGAGATCACTCTTCCGCCGCCTTCAGGTCTAGCTGCGGGATCCCGGCGTCCACGGTGACCCGGAACGCGTCCCACTTGTTGAAGCCGATGACGTACTGGCGCTCGGCCACTCCGGTGAGGTCGTTCTGGCTCTTGTCGAACCCCCCGGCACCGTTGGTCGAGGTGAAGGCGTCCCCGCGGTAGATGACGAGCGGTCCGGTGGCCACGATCTGCATCTCGTCGGGGTAGCCGGCTCCCACGACGACCGGAGTCCCCAGACGGGTGGCGAAGCCGCCTCCCTTCACGTCCTCGATCAGCTTGGCGCTCGCCATGAGGCTGGCCAGGCGGCGGGGGATGTGCAGTGTCGGCTGGGCACCGTACTGGGCCGCGTAGTGCTCCAGGACGGCGAGGCCCTGAGCCATGTCCAGCTTCCCATTCCCCTTGACGGAGTAGGAGCGGACCTTGCTCAGTCCCAGGCCGCGGCCAGGAGCCCCGCTCCAGAGGGCCTGCTCGACGGCGTGCTCCTCCTGGAGCAGCAGGCGGGAGGCGGCGATCCGGGTCGCCTCCGCAGGGGAGTGTCCCAGCGGAGTGGTGCGGAACGCGGCGTATACGGTGAGAGGGGCCTGCGACTCCAGAGTCAGGCACTTCGGGTCGGTCAGGGTCTTCGGCAGGCCGGGGGTGGTGCCCGGGCTCTGCCACTGGCCGATGGCGCCGAGCTGGGCGCGCTCGGAGTCCTCCCAAGTGACGCCGTTCTCCCAGCGGACCGAAGAGTCCTCGATCGGGGAGAACTGCGAGAAGAGCCCGCCAGGCAGCGGCGATGCAGCTGGGGCGTCCACCCGCTGCTTCGGTGCAGTGTTCGGCGGAGAGCCTGCTTGGTGGGGGGTGACTGGTGGGTGGGGGTCACGGGGCGGGCGGGGATTGTCCGCCGCCCGCCCCGGAGTCATCACTTGGCCGGGTCAGCCGTGCCGTTGGCGAGGAGCTTGATGCCGGTGCCGGTGCCGCCGTTCGGGTTGAGCGGGACGGTCACGACGCGGGCGTCGTGGCCACGCTTGGCGACCAGGTAGCCCTCCTCGGTGAACAGGGCGGTGTAGTCGTTCTGGCCGAGCAGGACCGAGTCGTAGACGGTGTCCAGAGTGATGACGTCCTGGCTGCCCTTGACGAAGGTGCCCGCCGAGTAGAGCAGGAACTTCAGGCTGCCGGGCCACACCTTGAAGGCGCCAGCCTCGCCGCCGAGCGCCTGCCAGTCGTAGACAAACTGCGGGTTCACGCCACGGCTGCGGAACCAGGCGTCGATACGGGCGTCGTTGATGTCGATCAGGTCAACGCCCTCGCGGCGGGACAGGTCGGTGCGGATGGCTCCGTGGACCCAGTAGGGGAAGACCGCCTCCAGGGTGGTGGAGCGGGACAGGCGCTGCGCGTAGCGGTAGTGCTCGACCTGCAACTCAATGGCGGTCAGGATCGGGGCAGCCGCGCCGATCTGGCCGGAGTCCATGGAGACGGCGGTGGACTGGGTCTCCATGGAGGCGATGATCCGCTCGCTCATCTTGTGCTCGTGAGCGACGAGGGCGCCACGGATGGTGCGGGCGACCAGCTCAGGGTAGCCGCGCTGTTGGAGCAGGCCGGCCTGAATGTGGATGCCGGCGGCGGAGAGGCGGACCTCCTCGAAGTCGGTGCAGGGCACGTTGTAGACGGGCTTGGCGCCGACCTTGTTGGTCGGGTCGGTGGCGGAGGTGGGCTGGTACTTGCCCTCCTTCGCCTCGGCCTCGGTGAAGTTGAAGGAGGGGGCCGCGTACAGGTCGGCGAACTTGGGGCCCTTGGTGAACTTGATGCCGCCGCGGGTGACGTTGATCTCAGGCAGGGAGATCAGGCCGTCACGGGACTCGTCCTCGAGCAGGTCGTAGACGGTCTCGGAGGGGGCGCACCAACCGCCGGCCGCGACGAGGGAGCCTCCGGGCAGGTTCTTCTCGTTGACGGCGAAGGCCATGGCGGCGTCAGCGCTCTCAGGGGAGCCGACGGTGGCGCGCTCGTCGAAGGCCTTGCGCACGACGGCCAGGCTGTGGCGCTCGCTCATGGCGCGGCCGGCGCGGGCTGCGGCGGCGTAGGCGCCGGAGTTGAAGCCCTGGAGGCGGCGGTCGAGCGCGACGGCCAGGTCCTCGAAGGTGGCGTCGCTGTCAGCGGCGAAGCCGGGAACGTCGGCCACGGTCATCCGGGCCTTGGGGGCGATGTCCTCCACGGAGGTCTCCTCAGTGATCGCAGGTGCGGGGGTGTGAACGTGCCGACGGATGCCGGACAGCTTGATGGGGCCGCGGGGGGCAGCGGCGGTGACGGCCTCGGGCTCTGCGTCGACCTCAGCGGCGGGCTCGACGTCGGCCGCAGCGGACTTGGCCTTCTTCTCGGCCTCCTCGGCAGCCTCCTTCTCAGCCTCGGCCTCGGCGATGTCCTCCTCAGACTCGGCCTTCTCCTCGGCAGGGGCGTCATCCTCGTCCTCAGAGGCGGGCTTGTCGGCGCCGACCTTGGCGGCATCATCGAACAGCTCATCCATGGTCTTGGGCGGCATGTTCTCGTCGAGACCAGCGCGCTTGAAGACCTCCTTGTTGTCGGTGG